GTGATAAATGGCTAAACCAAATTATGCATCTTTATTAGCACAAATAGCAGCAGAAACAGATCCTACTGCTAAACAGATTTTAATCGATCAATGTTATCAGTTTCCAGAGCCATTGACGACAGAAGAAGAAAATTTATTTAACTATGTTGAAGAAGGTTATATAGAAGATAACCCAGGAACGACAACAGCTTATGTTGGAGTATATTATGGAGAAGACGGGATAATACAATGAGTTTAACTAAAAGATCAAATAAAGGTAGTGCATTAACATATACTGAAGTAGATGATAATTTTACTCATCTAGGAGGTGATGGAACTTATCAGTTTCCTGCAACGGACGGTAATGCAACTCAAGTTTTAGCTACAGATGGTGATGGTCAACTTAGCTTTGTTGATCAAAGCGGTGGCGAAGCTCGAACTGTTAAAGTTGATACTAATGGTGATGGTACTGTTAACAGTACTTTAGATTCTTCTGAAGAATTAGTTCTTACAGCAGGAGAAGATATAAGTTTAGCAGAAAATAATGGTGTTGTTACAATTAACAGTACTACACCAATGGCAGAAGTATCAACTATAAGCTGGCACGGTGGACCTCCTATTGCATATAGCACATCTTTTACATCGCAGTCATCATTAACCACGTCGTATATTTCTACTCCTAGAGCAGATGTTTTATCAGAGCTACGACCTACAGCAAATTCTATTCCAAAGACAAGAATTATGCAAACTCAAGCGAGATTTAATGCTTCAATGATTGGCGGAAATGGAGCGCTTCATCAAAATATTTATCAAAGATTACAAATACAAGCACCAGGTTCTGTTAACAGCGTAATAAATTTAGGTGAAGCTACTAGTCATGGATTTTTTGGATCCAGTTATGGCGCAATTGGAATTTGTAGTGTGGCTGGAGATGTTACTCGTTATTTTACCGCCGGGCAAGGTATACCTAATAGTGGGTCTCTTTCGACGAGTGAGTCTGGCGGCAATTATGCAAGAGCAGTACATAGTGTATGGTATAATCCTACTGCCAATAAAACATACATATATACTACCGGATATCCTACTCACGTAATGTCCTCCACTTCTGGTGATACAACACCAAACATGTATTACGACCCATTTAACTGGGTTAGCACCGGCACATACGTTACTTTACATGAAGTAAGACTAACAAAATATATTGGCCAAAACGGTATGTATGATAATTTAACTAGTCATACAATGCTGCCTTATGGTTCCTATGGACTTCAATACAAGTTCGAATGGAGAAAAACTGGTAGTGGTCCGGTAAATCTGGAAGATCTTGTATCAACTATTACTTCATTACCGACAGAAAATACAGTATAAGGAGTATATATGCATTATATAGCAGGAAAAACAATTTTAGTAGAAACGGACGGACAAGCCGAGTATACAAACGTAGCTATTTCTTTTCATAATAATATACAAGAAGCTGAAACTGCAATTACAGGCTTGATTGAAAGTTTAAGCTCAGATGACAATATACAAGAATTTTTCGTTGGAACCAAGATATTTAACTCTGAAACGGATGCTGAAGATTATAATATAATATCTTTAGGATGCTACCCAAAAATATGAACAAGAAATAGAATGCTAGGATAAAGAGGTATAAATAAAGGTATGGCTACGTATTATTCATCAAGTTCTTCTTCAAGTATATCAAGCTCTCAAGGGGCTGGGGCTGCTTCGGCTATAGAAGATTCTCGATCTATAGAAACCTTAACGAATCGTTATACTGATTTAGATTTGCAAATGATTGTACATCCACAAAAGAAGGATATTATTCCGCTTAAAGGAGCAGCTGCAATTAAAAACGCAATAAAAAATTTATTGCTTACAAATTTTCATGAAAGACCTTTTAACTCAGCCTTAGGCGCAAATTTAAGAGGTTTATTATTTGAACCTGCTGATGCTATTACTAAAATTAGTTTAGAAAAAGCAGTTAGAAGAGTTCTAGAAACTCACGAACCTAGAATTGATCATGTTAATGTTATTGTCAATTCACATCAAAACGACACTGAATATAGAATTACTGTAGTGTTTAGTATAAAAGCAACAGATGAAGTTTCAGACGTAGAAATTAATTTAAGACGACTCAGGTAAATAGTTATGGCATCAAATTTAAATGTTACAGAATTAGACTTTGATCAAATAAAAGAAAATTTAAAAAACTTTATGAAGTCACAATCACGATTTAAAGATTATGATTTTGATGGTTCTGGTCTAAGCACATTAATGGATGTTCTCGCATATAATACACATTATAATGCAATGCTTGCGCATTTTGCTTTAAATGAGGCATTCCTTGATTCTGCTCAAATTCGTGGTAACGTTGTATCACGTGCAGGTTTACTTGGTTATACACCACGTTCTATACTAGCACCAAGAGCAACTGTAAAATTAGTAGTTGATGTAAGTACATATCAAGGTACGATTCCTTCTGCACTTGTTGTAGAAAGAGGCACCAAATTTAATTCAGTAGTTGATGGCGTAACATATACTTTTTCTGCTCTTCAATCACAAACAGCTATTCTTGTAGAAGAAGGTACTACTAAGACATATACCTTTGATAGAATAACAATTGGTCAAGGTAAGTTTAGATATCTATCGTATCGAGTAGATAATGAAATAGAAAATCAAAAGTTTCAATTATCTGATGCAAATGCAGATACCTCTTCGCTACGTATACGTATTCAAGAAAACCAGGATTCTAATTCATTTGATTCATATATTAAATTTACAACATTACAAGAAATTGATTCAACTAGTCAAGTATATCACCTACAAGAAAACTCGAGTGGGTTTTTCCAAATATATTTCGGCGATGGTATTATTGGTAAAAAACCATTAAATGATAATATTGTTAATTTAGATTATTTGATTACAGATGGTGAAGCCGCAAACGGTGCAAACTCATTTACACTTACTACAGACTTTCCATCACTAACTGGTAATATTAATACAACTGTTACCACACTTAATGCCGCCTCTGGTGGTACATCAGCAGAAACAACCGAGTCGATTCGATTCAATGCACCTATTACTTTCCAGGCTCAGGATCGAGCAGTTACCGCTCAAGACTATGCTGCAATTATTCAGCGTAACTTTGCAAACATTGAATCTATTTCTACATGGGGTGGTGAAGATAATATTGTTCCAGATTATGGTAAAGCTTACCTAAGTATTAAACCTCTAATTGGTAATACTCTATCTGATAGTGAAAAGACAGAAATTATTTCTATTTTATCAAGCAAAAATACTGTATCTATTACACCAGAAATATTAGATCCAGAATTTACAAATATTGAATTGGATGTTATATTTAAATATAATCCAGCTCTTACAAGTAGATCACAACAGGCAATTGAATCATTAGTTACTGATACAATATTAGATTACAACTTTAACCAGTTAAATAAATTTGATGGTGTATTTAGACACTCGGAACTTTTAAGTTTGGTTGATAATTCTGATCCAGCTATCACTAGTTCTACAATAAGACCATTCATGTATAAAAATATAACTGCTGGTACTGTAAAAGCAGATAATACATTTTCGCTCACTTATGCTGGAAAGTTTATGGTGAAAAAAGGAAATGATTATACCTTAGAAAGTACGCCATTTAAAATAGGTGGCATAGATCATTTCTTTGGTGATTTACCAATTGAAAATTCAACTAATAGAAAGGTTATGATATACAAGGTGTCTGATTCAGCCAATCAGGTGGTAGTACCCGATGCTGGTTTAATAGATACTATAAACGGTGTAATTACTTTAAACAATTTTGTAGTAGACGTACCAACTGAAATAAGAATTACAATTGCACCCGATTCGTTGGATATTGCTCCAAAAAGAAATCAAATTATTAATATAGAAGCTTCGCGTGTACTTGCCTCAGGATCAATTGATCAGATTGCATATTCTGGACCATCAGGTACTCTTGATTATACAACTACTAGTAGATTGAGATAATATATGCCAGTTAAAAGTTTAAAAAATTTAGACTCGTTTTCTCGTGGTTATATCGAAGGCCGGACTACTCAGGTTGACTTTGATACGACTTTAAGTGGCGATGTTAAAAATACTATTACGAATCAAACCACTATTGTCTTTACTGATAAACTAATAAAGAACGAAGGACTATATAACGAAATTACTCCGAAGGAAGGATACGTTGTTTCTGGTAAAGGAATAGTAGGTATACCTAAAATCGTTGCTTTTAAAGTTGATACTGAAAATGATGAATCACAAATTACCTTAGATATTCCACAAACTATCGAAGCTAATACACGATTAACAATAAGTGAAACTAATTCTGGTCTTGATCAATTTGATATCGTAGGTAGCACATTATCTAGGTCGAAAGAAGATCTAAGAATTAATGATTTAATACCATCTGAACTTTTAAATCATTCGGGTGATAATGAATCTGGCGGCATACAGCTTTTCCTTGATGCATATTATAAATTTATGAACACTGAAGAATTTCTTTATAAGGAGATAGAAGAATTCGAAGATGTGGTTATTAATAATATTGCAACAATTCGCATACCTGATCCAGAGTTAAAAGATACTAAATTTTTTAGTCGTGATGCAGCACGGGCTTCACAAATAATTGATTCAGAAGGAAACATATTAACTGTTGGAGATAACTCAGTCGAATATGATTTAGCCTTTGATGATATTAATGTATTTAATGTAGATAATTTACCTAGTGATATATCGTTAGCTAATAATTCTGGAAGAACATTATCGATAGTTGGATTGCCAGCAAGATTAAATAATAAAAGAATTAAAATTCGCACATCTGTACAAAATCTTGTAATTGCTAATCCATCATTTAAAATAAACACTTTAGAAGATGCTCTAAATATTAATGAGACTGATGAAGAACTTTTAAATATGATGCAAAAGGAAATTGCTCCTGCTGTTGATCAAAATATAAAAGTTAATAAGCGTGCTCTTTATCAAAGGCTAATTGATTTTTACAGAATACGTGGATCAAAAGATTCTGTTGATTTATTTTTTAAACTATTTTTTCAAGATGAAGAAATTAAAGTTGATTATCCATGGGACTCTACACTAAAAACTTCATCTGGTAATTGGGATAATCAAACCTTACTTGCAGCAAATTATAATATATTAAACAGTAACGTTACTGCAAGTAACGGTGGGTCTGCAGATGCTGCAGCTAATGATAAGTTTGGTAGTTCTATATCATTAGAGTCGACTACTGATTTATTAGCTGTCGGTGCACCAGGAAAAGCTTCTGATAAAGGAGCTGTATACATTTATAATGCTCAAAATAATGGCACAAGCTATAATTCTGGAGTAAAAATTACAAGTTCAACTGGAGCGGCCGGAGATAAATTCGGTTCGGTTGTATCTTTATCAGAAGATGTAGTTGCTATATCTGCTCCTGACGATACAGAACATGCTGGTGGTACTGCTGCTAATAGTGGTACAATAGAAATATGGCAAAGATTTTTAACACAAGCTCCTTCAACATTTACTTGGAGATTTCAAGCAAAACTAAAAGGTAGTGCTGGTGGTTTAGATTTTGGTAAAGATATATTTTTAGATAGAGATACTTTAGCTGTTTGTGTTCCTGGTCATGTAAATGCAGATCGATCAAATGGTGCAGTTATTATCTATAAAGGTACTGGTGCAAGCTGGATTCAATCACAAATTATTCCTACTCCAATAGAATTAAATGAAGCTGGCAATGATGGTTGGGCTGATAAAGTTCATTTAAAAGGTAACTATCTAATTGTTTCTTGGACGAGTAAAAGTAGTAATGCTGGTTCAGTAAGTATATTTACAAAAAATCAAACAACTGGATTATTTAATGAAACACCTGAAGCAATATTAATACCCGAAACATTGGCTGAAAATGATTTATTTGGATCTATGATCGACCTAGATGCAGCAACTAATGCAGCAAGTCCGGTTTGTGCAATTAGTGCACCAGGTTCACGATCAGTATATGTATTCCAAAGAAATGTTCAAACTAATAACGTTATACAGTGGGATTTACAAGATAGACTAAGACCAAATATTGGCCAGTCGACTGACGGCTTTGGCACATCATTAAAAATATTTAATAATAATGTTTTAGTAGGTGCACCTTTGTCTGATGGAATAGATGAAGATACTCCTGTTACAGATTCCGGTGTAGTATATCACTTTGAAAATACTGATCAATGGATACAAAAAGGAGTTTATTCCGAAACACCAGTTGCAGGTAACAAATTTGGTTCATTTATAGAAATTTCTAAAAATTCTGTTTATAATTTATTAGTTGGCACACCTGAATCTACTTCAGGACGTGGACACATTGTTAACTTTGAAAGAACAGTTCAAAGCGGTAAATATTTAAATAATGAAGGCTTTTTATCAGATAAACAAAAAATACAAGATTCAGAATTTTATCAAAAGTTTTCTTATGTAATTAAAGCTGGTCGAAATATTTCTCAATGGAAAGACACATATAATAAATTAGTACATCCAGCTGGATTTAAATACTTTGGTGAAATCCTTGTTATCATTAAAGCTGTACGTGATGTTTTAGGCGATGGCGCAGGCTCTGAAGGTCCTCGAACAACAATTGTAGAAAAGACAAAAGATATTTTTGGTAACGAAATAACTGAAGAAAGGAATCTAATTGCATATAGTAATGCTGCTGCATTTAGAAAAACACTTTCTTCTATGCCCGGTGTACAACCTGGATTAGTTCGTGATGATCTTGCATTACTTATCATAGCACTAGCTTCTTTCTTCTCTCCAGTTTCGGATGCTCGATCAAACAGATCAGCAAGATTGTCTATTGTAAAACTTGAAACTGGCGGAGCTATTCCTGCAGATGGTGTATCAATTGTCGAATCTGGAGCTGGTTATAATACTGCTCCAACAGTCACAGCGTCAGACGGTTCTGGTGCTGTATTCGAAACTGAAGTAAATAGATTTGGTGAAGTAGTAGATGTAATTGTAAAAGGTGGGCATCCACTTACTGCTTCAACACAAGCTACTCCAACGTCATTTGTATTTGATGGATCTGCAGACAATAGTCGTACAGCAGGAACTAAAACCGGTAAATCAACTGGTGGATCACGTTCTTCTGGTTCAGGTGTCAATGGTGTAGTTACTATTGTTGTTGCTAGTGATAAAACAATTGAAAGTGTAACTCCAACGACGGCTGGTACAGGTTATAAAGTTGGTGAAGTAATTACTATTCCTGGAAGTGATTTAGGGGGTGGAGCCGATTTATTACTTACAGTCAATCAAGTACATGCTGGATCTGGATATACTGCTAACTCATCTCTTACTGTACAATCATTAAGTCAAGTTGCTAATAGTGGTGTAGAAACTGCTATTGGTAAAGTAACAGATTTAACACCAATTCCATTAGCAAGTACTCCATTAACTGCAGGAATTTTCTATAAAATATTAGATCTAGGTAATGCTACTGCTGCAAACTTTAATACAATATCTACTGATGGGTATGATAGAGAAACTTGGAAAGTTGGTGATGTATTCCAAGCTGCAGCTAGTGGTTGGGCAAACATAACTGCAGTACTACAAATTGCAGAAATAGGTTTAACATTTAATCTAAAGTCAAATAAAAAATATAGATTACCACCTATTGTAAAAATTGGTCCGCCTGATGCGATTGATTCGTTAGGTCAACCTCTATCAAGTAATGTAAATGCAGAAGCACGCCTTACTATTGATTCAGAGATTCAATTAAACGATACTGCAGTATTACACATTTTTGATAGATATGTAATAGCATTTAAAGGTGATGCAACAGATGCAGACTTTAATTTATTAGCACAGGACCAACAAACTACATGGAATGTAGGAGATACCTTCGTTGCATATAATGATGGAACTGCTTTATCTACTTCACGAACAGCTACGGTAGTACCTTTCGAAGGTGAAGGTAAACTTAATGGATTTAGAATTACAAATGCTGGACTAGGATATATAAATGATCCTGAAGTAAAAATAACAAGTAATGCTGCTATTCATGAAAAACGTGTACCTACAGTTATACCGATAAGAATTGTAACTAATGGTAATGATGTTCAAAATCTAAATGAAGATGGTAGAGTTACTACAACATCAGTAGATAGAAATAATAATTATTTTGCAAGAAAAATTTATAATCAAAACCCAATATTTGGCATTAAAAAGTTTACTGGAGAGTATCGAATTGATCAATTGGGATCATTTTCTATAGAAAATGTCGATACAAGTACTATAAATAAATTTAACGTTAATACAATCATTCAACCCGAGAAGGACCAAAGTTCCTAGGATACAATTATGGCCGCAATCGTTTCAAACAATTTTAGATCACTAAACGCGAAAGGTTTTATTGAAGACGTAAGATCTGAGCAAAGTAACATATATGTAGGTGTAGGTAAAACTACAGCTTGGCAGGATTCAACTCCTGACTTGCAGGATTTTACTGATGGGCAAGCACCTTTACCAGTAGACACTATCGATGATGTTAATGAAGCTCGTGCTAATATGATTGGCATGAAATTATTAAAAGATAGTGAAGTATCACATGTTATACCGAGGTATGACTGGACTGCGGGTACTGTATATACTCCATGGGATTCTGATGATCCTAATATTTATGAAAATTCAGAAAATCCTTTTTATGCTCTAACTCAAGATTTTAAAGTATATAAGTGTATAGATCGACCATCTAGTACAACTGCTGCATCCGATGTTCCAACAAAGGTACAAGCCGCACCATTTGAAACTGCTGATGGTTACAAATGGAAATATATGTATACAATTATTGCTACTGATTCGGAAAAATTCCTAACACGTTCATATATGCCAGTTAAAACACTTACTGTTAGAACTGAAGCAAAAGCTAGCACTACTGCTCAAACATTTTCAGTAAATGTAGAAAATACAATTGAGCTAGCTACAGAAAATCCAAAAATTACTGTAGGCCAAACTGTTTCAAGTACAACGCTTTCTCAAGGCCAATTTGGTAATACTCCTGTTGTAACCGCAATATCTGGTAAGTTTGTAACAATTTCTGCTAGTACACAGGCAGGTGGTTACGAAACTAATTCAAATACTGTACTGATATTTGGTGATTTTGAAGATACAAATCCTCTTTATGATCAACAACAAGCACAAAAAAATAGTCAGTCTTTAGCTGGATCTATTGATCGAATTGAAGTTACTGATGTTGGTAGTGGTTATACTGATACTACAACAGAATTGGTTGCTCAAATTAATATTGTAGGTGATGGTACTGGTGCTCAAGTAAGTACTCCAGCTAGTGTAATTAAAACAGGTAATACAATTACTCGAATTGTTCCAAGTGCAACAGGTACTAAGTATAGTGTAGGTCAAGTATCTATTATCGATAGTAATTTAACTGGTTCTGGATTTAAAGCTCGAGCAGTTATTGCTCCTCCATCAGGTCATGGTGTTGATCCAGTAGCAGAGCTTGGTGGATTTTATGTTGCAGTAAATACACAAATTAGTGGTGTTGATGATACTGATATTGCGAATAACCAAGACTTTAGACAAATTACTATATTGAAAAATCCTACTGTTGGTACCGGTACTGCGGAAAAGGTTGAAACAAAAGCTGAAGCTCAGGCACGAGGTAGCAACCGTGGTACGTTTAGAGCTACTAAGTTTTTAAGTTTTGATCGAACTAATACTAATGTTCTTTCTGCCGTTACAACAATGAGTAATTTGGTTCAAAATGGTAATGACGTATTATTGAAAGGTAGCCAGGGTGCATCAGCTGCTCAAGGTGTTATTCCTCGGGCATATGTAACAAACGTACAATTAGATGCTGGTGGCGGTATTGGTAAAATATTCTATGTTCAAAATAGTCTTACTGGATATAATTCGTTCCCTGCAACTGATGGCATTAGCTATTCGAATAGCGCTGCTCCAACGGGGGCTGTTGGTGGTATTACGTTAAGTGCATCAAATGGTACTACTGATTTTAATAAACAATCAGGCGAAATTTTGTTTATAGAAAATCGCGATCCTATCCAAAGAAGCAGCACACAAATAGAAGATATTAAATTAATCCTTGAATTTTAAGAGAATAAAAAAATGGCAATTAGTAAGGTAAAAAGTACTTTTTCAACTTATACTTTAGATGATTCACTAGAATCAAAGAATTATCATAGAGTATTATTTAAGCCAGGTGTTTCGGTTCAAGCCCGTGAACTCACAGAGCTTCAAACTAATTTACAACGACAAATTGATTATCATGGTCAACATACTTTTGCTGATGGCCAAAGAGTGGTTGGTGGTGAACTAGTAGTAGATACTGATTATGATTTTGTGAAGGTTGAAAGTACATTTACTGATTCTAATGGTACTTTTAATACAGCAAACTTTATATCTACTATTGCCAATACTGCTGGTGCTACATTAACGAATGGTAATGGTGTTGAAGCAAAGGTTATACAAGTTATTAGTGAAGCTGGTGTAGATTTACAGTCAGGCTCTAATAAAACTGGAATCTTAGATTCTGGTAATACTTCTGATCCTCTTACAATATACATTAAGTATTCTAAAGGTAGTGGCACTGCAAACTCTAATAAATTTGCTGTTGGTGAAGTTTTAACCTCGAGCACTAACAGCAGCCATAAGGTCATGGTTGGTGGTGGTACTGATGTTGATAATAATGGAACTGACTCTAATATTGTAAATTCAATTGGTATCGGATCTAGAATCACAATGAATGAAGGTATATATTTTTATTCTGGTACTTTCGTCTATGTTTCTTCAGATAATTTAATATTAGAAAAATATACTGGAACACCTAATGTTATTGTAGGTTTAAATATTACTGAGTCTGTTATAACAACTATTGATGATCCAAACCTAGTTGATAACGCACAAGGATTTCCAAATGCTTCTGCTCCTGGCGCATCTCGTTATAAAGTCGCAACACAGTTAATTAAAGAGCCTTTGGCTAGTCCTAATAGTGTATACACTAATTATTTAAAACTGCTAAGAGTACAAAACGGTGTAATTCAGAAAAAGATTGCACCGGCCGCAAGGGTTAATACGGAAATGACGCGCAGATTAGCTCATAGAACTTTTGAGGAATCTGGTAATTATGCATTAAACCCATTTGTATTAGACATAAAAGAGCATTTTGATAATGGAACTAATGGCGGCTATACTACATCAGCATCGGATGATAATAAGTATGTAGTTGGTATCGAACCTAATGTTGCTTACGTGCAAGGATTTAGAACTGAAAATGTATCGACTAAATTTATTGAAGTTGATAAGCCAAGAGAAACCAGTAATACTCCTTACGATTATGCAACAAAACAAAGTACAACAAGTAGTCTACCGGTAGGTAACTATATTAGAGTAAAAATTAATACAACAAGTGATTCTCTTGGTTTACCTAATATTAATGATTTTAGAGAAATGGCTCTAATTGATCAGTCAAGTACAGCTCATACAGCTCTAGTTGATAGCGTTAATGATGCACCTGGCTTTACAAATTCTGTTTCAACTGGTAGAGCAGTTGGTGTTTATACAGTAACAGATAATGGCTCTACTTATGGATCAGAAAACTGTAAGTCAAGTTCTGCTGGTGGTGGTCAAGGTAGTGGTGCTAAGTTTAAAATTACTATTGATCAATCTAAGCACGTAGCCATCGAAGTTATTGATGGTGGTAGTGGTTATCATGTTAATAACGTTTTTACTGTTAAAGGTACTGCTCTTGGTGGTGCAACTACAGCCAATGATCTTACTTTTAATGTTGCACAATTAGGTGTTGGTCGTGCACGATGTAGAGCAATTACAGTAGAAAGTGCAGACATCTTAAGATTATATCTTTTTGATATTGTTATGACTAAAGGACAATTTGCTCAAGTCGATAAAGTCGAGCAGTTGAGTACTATTACTGGCGGAGGAGCAAGTAATGTTTTTCATGCTAAACTAGTTTCTCAAGTTGGAGATGTAGAAGGTAAGAAATACGATACACTTAATAATTCGTACTTATTTAAATTACCATATTACGGAATTAAAACTGCAGAAATTGCATCAGATCCAAAGCCAATTTATCAAATACAAAAAAGACTATATGCTGATGCTGGAACAACATCAGGATCTCATACATTTGCATCAGCTTTAGATGCAGATGAAACACTCGTATCAACTTCAGGTGTAATAGTTTCCTTAGGATCTGGTACAGGGACAGATGCTGCGACTGTAACTGATGCAACTGCTGCGTCAGGCGCTAATAATTCTATCATAATAACTAGTTCTGGTATTTCATCTAGTAAAAGTATATGTGCAATTGTCACTGTTCAAAAAACTGGTGCACAATCACATAAAAAGATTAAAACTTTTACAGAAGTTACAAATAGAGCTTTAGTTTTTGATGGTACTAATCCTTTACCGTTAGACGCATATGACATATACAACATTGTATCAGTTAAACAAGGCGCAACAGATGGTCCAGACATTACTGATAAATTTGAATTAGATAATGGTCAAAGAGCAAATTATTATGATGAAGGTCGTTTGATTCCTATTTCACCCGTTGCTGCTGGAACATTATATGTAACATTTTCTCATTATGTTCATGGAAGCGGTGAATATATTGTTAAAGATTCTTATCCATCAGATGGTACAAATGCCAACCATCTATTGAAAGATGTTCCTACATTTAGACTACCTTCTGGTGAAGAAGTAGACCTAAAACGTTGCGTAGATTTTAGACCAGTTAAAGCTACTGTAGAACATAGTGCTAATAATTATAATCTTACAAGTGGTGGTGCTTTTGGTATTACATCAGGTCAGGTAACTGGATCAGTCAACTCGCCTTCTGTTCAACCTAGTTCACAATTTATAATGAATGCTGAAATTTGGCTAGCCCGAATAGATAAAATTGTATTGTCGAGAAGTGGGGAATACAGTGTATTAAAAGGTGTTTCTGGAGAAAATCCAGTACCTCAAGACGATCCAGTCGATTGTATGGTAATAGGAACATTAAAAGTTAAGCCATACGCATATGATGCTAAGAAAGATATATTACCAGAATTACGTAATTATAAGCGCTATACAATGAAGCATATTGCTGATATTGATAGTAGAGTTAAAAAATTAGAATATTTCTCTTCTTTAAGTTTAATGGAGCAAGAAACATTTAATATATCTCTTAATCAGCGTACAGTAAAAAATACTACAGATGGTAGTACAACTTACGTTGATACAGTTGAAAGATTTAAAAACGGTATTTTTACTGATCAGTTTAAAGGACACGCTAAAGGGCATGTAACACATCCGAACTACAAATGTTCTATTGATCGAAAAAATAATGTTGTAAGACCAATGTATGATGAACAATGTGTTAACCTAGTAAGGAAACCGTTTGATACTGGTGTTGGTAAAGCTCAACACCATAGATCATCGTATGTTTTACCTTACACTATGACTACATTTATCGATCAACCGAATGCAACTGAAACAGAATTTATAAACCCATACAATATGTTTGTCTGGGCTGGAAACGTTAGACTATCACCAGATAGTGATGAATGGAAAGATGTTGTTAGTCGTCCAGATATCATTATTAATGATGATGGACAATTTGATCAAATGGCCGCGGCCCTTAATGCTGATGGTGTACTTGGTTATGATTGGGGCGAATGGTCGTCTGATTGGTCTGGTGTTGAACATGATATTCAAAATTTCTCTCAGGATTGGGCCGTTGATGGTGATACTCAATGGCGTGACAGGGGCGGTTGGATGCAGCCTGGTAATAGATCAGGTAATATTATTGAAACAACTACTACTACAGGTCAATCTCGAGATGGTTTATTATCGTTTGTTCGTGAAGATACAGTAACAAGAGAATCTGGAGATGTAGTAGTAGAAGTTAACTTTGTTCCATTTATTCGTTCTAGGGAAATTTTCTTTACAGCTGATATGATGAAACCTAATACTAAGCTTTATGCATACTTCAATGGTGTAAATGTTACGAACTATTGTGCAGAAAAACCATTTGAAGAATTTACCGATAGAGTTGCAGTTGTTGATCATAGAAATAAAACAGTGCATCCAGGCAGCTATCCAGGTGTACTAACAACTGACGCATCAGGTAGAATTGAAGGTTCATTCATTATACCTAATTCTAGACAACTACAGTTTAAGACTGGCGAGCGTGTATTTAAATTAACTGATTCTTCTACTAATAATTCAGATAGTCAAAATACGTATGCTGAAACTGTATATAGAGCACAAGGGTTGATAGAAACTACACAAAATACTATTGTAAATACTAAAGTTGCAACAATTGCAACTAGGGAAGTAAGTGAAACTAGGGTTATAACAGAAAGAAATGTAAGCGATAATACAACAGTTGATTGGTTTGATCCATTAGCTCAATCGGTACTAATAACCGAAGAAGGCGGGGTATTTGTAACTGAACTCGACTTATTCCTAAATGAAGCTGATGCTAACATACCATTAAATGTTTCTATTAGAGAAATGGTTAATGGTTATCCTACTCAAAAAATTGTTCCTGGAACTGATGTTACACTATATCCTAGCACTACTGCTAGTGGTGTTACTAATGCAAATACCATGGACCAAGGGAAACGTTATCGAATTGTTTCTGGTGCTGGTACCGGCAACGGGCAAGTTAATTTTACAACTGTAGGATCTCCTGATAATACTGTAGGTACTGTCTTTAGAGTTCCTCTTGATGTTACAGATTCTACTATAAGTAATTTAGCAGCTGCAGGTAAAGTTAACGAAGTTAATGTAATATATACCGCAGGTTATAGTCCTAGTGTTGGAGGATCTAGCACCGGTTCAATGTTATCAGCCGATGCAAGTCAAGCAACTCCAGTTACGTTTGCTAATCCAGTTTATTTATCTCAGGATCAAGAATATGCAATTGTATTAATGTCTAATTCAGATGTTTATAAAGTATTTGTTACATCGCCAGGTAAAATCGATCTTACTACGAATGCTATGGTTGATGGAAACCACTACGGTGGATCGTTCTTTATGTCTCAAAATGCTTCTACTTGGACAGCTGATCCTGCTAGAGATCTTAAGTTTAAACTTAAGAAAGCTGTATTTGATTCAACAGCTACAATTACATTTGTAAACGATCAATTACCAGTTAAAACCTTAAAAAGCGATCCTTTCTTTGTATGTACTGATTCGGCAGCAGGTAGTGCTGTTCTTAGAGTAAGTCATCCTAATCATGGAATGATGGAAGGAAGTAAAGTGGTATTCTCTGGTTGTACATCCATTCAATCAGTTACAGCAACTTTATTAAATGCTACTGCAGGGTTTACAATTAGCGATGTTGAATTAGATTCATATTGTATAACTGTTACAGATGGTACTGTAAGTGCAATGACTGAAGAAACGTATGGTGGTGGTGATGATGTAACAGCTACTGAAAATATGTCGATTGATGCATTAGTTCCTTATGTACAATCATTAAATTTGCCTGATACTAGTATATCGGTTACTTTCGATTCCTTTACTGGTAGATCACAAGATGGAAGCCAGGGTATTTTCAATAAAGTATCTGATAGACCATTAACATTAAATAAAACAAACTATTTAAGTGATCCAATTTGTATTGCAAGCTCAGCTGAACATGTTGCTGCAACTGGTAATTTGAATAATACTATTGCTGCAAACAAGTCATTTGGTATGACGATTACACTTAGTACTTCTAATACAAATTTAACTCCAATTGTTGATGGTGATAGATGTTCTTTATTTGCCATCTCAAATAGAACTAATCATGCTATTAGTGCTACTGAAATTGGTTCTACTAAATATAATAATACTGGTAAAGGCCGAACTAGGGTTGCTGATACAGCAGCTAAAGGTAATTCTAATCTAAATAATTATATTACAAAAGAAATTACATTATCAAATGAAGCTACTCATTTAAATTTCTATGCAGATGCATATAAGCCAGAAGGTTCTGATATTATTTTATATTATAAAGCACAAACCTCAGGTGATGATGTGGCATTTGATGATTTAATATGGACTAGATTAGAACCTACTGTTCCAATTCCAACTAATGACAGCGCGTTTGGTGCTGTTGAATATGAAGTTGATCTAGGAAGCATACCAGAAGTTACCGATACATTCTCGTCATTTGCTTTTAAAGCTGTTATGGTAACAACTAATAGTTGTAAAGTTCCAATGCTATCTAACGTAAGAGCAATTGCGAGTACATAGTGAAAGTTAAAATAAAAGATAATGTCTCATTAAGTCGTGATACTACGTCTGGTGCTGTTATAAATACTAATAGTAGTTTATATCAAAGACGACTCGATGAAATCAAAAATTCTAAAATAGAAAAATTAGAAAAAGAAAAATTTGATAATGAATTTAATGATCTCAAAAATGATGTAAATGAAATAAAAACTTTATTAAAAACCTTATTAGCGAGTAAAGAATAATGTCAAAAGAAACCTTAGTAAATAAGTCAGAAACCTTTGATGAATGGAGATTAAAATCTAATGAAGTATCATTAGATCTCGGTTCGGTTGCTAGTGATGCAACATATACTGCAACTAGTCTTGATACAGAATCAAGATTAACTGATCAATATATTACAAGAGATAATTTAGGCGATGATGGCTTATATATTAGAGATATTTCTAACTTACCTGGCGGTTTAGAAATTGACTTTTCAGCAGATCGAGTAGTTGATAATACTGATGGTTATCTTATTCTTAAAGAAGGTGTTACTACTAAGTTTGCAGTTGGAACTAGAGTTGTACAATATGCCGCTAACTCAGCTGGTAGTACTCCATTGTGGAGTGCAACTATAGTATCATGTTCTCCTAGAAAATTATTACTTTCAAATATAGGTGGTGCATATTCATTTAACCCTACGCTAAATTTATACGACCTTGAAGATAGTAGTATTTTTATTGCTGCTTCTCGTTTAAAGGAAATTATAGTTGAATCATATAATCACGGTAATGTTAGAGTTTACAGAACACGTAACTATACATTCAATGGTGATAGAGCATCTGTAAGCGCAGGTACTAATAAAGTTGTATTATCACAAGCTGCGTATCATGCCATAAAAGAAGGTGAAGCAGTAACTTATACAACTCCTGCATCGGGTGGTATATATGGTTCAGCTAATGATGTTAACGTATTATATGTTAAAAAGAATGTTAGTGCAACAAATTATACACAAATTTCATTCGCGACTTCACCTGGTGGTAATGACATAACTCTATCTAATGGTAGTGGTATGCAAACTCTTGTAACTCCTAGGGTTGCATTAACACAAGATATGGGGCGAGATGGTTTTCACATAGCACCACATAAACATTATGTAACTACTAATGCATCATCTATACCCGTTACATTTTTAGAAGGCGAAGTATTATATCAAGGGTCTGCACAATCTCCATCTTTTAAAGGTACTTTATATACGGCTGATGTTAGTGGTGTTTTAATATTTAAAAACGTTATATCTGGAACATTTAATTCAACTGTAGATCTTATATCTACAACCGTAACTAACGGTGCGGGAACAACGTTATCTGGTAGTTCTATTAAAATTGCCGCTGCAAATTTAACTTCAGATCTGGTTACTACTAACAATACTATTGGTCAAATGATTGAGTTTAATATGCCAACAGCTCAAGGTGATGATTATAAAGTATACTTTGGTAGTGCTGTTGATGCTGTACTTGAATTACAAGATGATGTTGGTACAATAGAAAATCTACAAACAAACAATACAACAGATTTAACTGTTGCAATTAATGAATTAGAACTTGGTCTACGTGGTACTAGTAATAATCTTGTTGAAACAGATTTAGCTAGTACCACTAATCGGCCAGCATTTACTGCAAACAATATCGTATCAGCTCTTGTTGAACATGAAGTTGATCTGTATGGTACTAATAAATCGCTTGCAAGTTTAGGTACAACTGACAAAGGTGATTTTGTATTAGCAATTAATGAGCTAGAAACTGCTATTCGTGGTGGAAATACCGAATTAGTATCTGCTGACTTAGTATCTACTACTAGTCCTAGTTCTCACCCAGCAATGACCGCATCTAACTTAATCGATGCGGTACTTGAGCATGAAGTTGATTTATACGGTACCGGATCTCAAACTTTAGCAAGTTTAGGCACAAACGATAAAACAGATTTTGTTTCATCAATTAATGAATTAGAAACTGCAATTAGAGGTACTAGTGCCTCATTAGTATCAACTGCTATTACTAATACAATCAGCCCGGCTGGTAACACAAGTTTATTTAATAATAATACAACTGATTTACTCGGTCTTTTATTGCAACATCAAATGGATATTGGTGATGCTACAAATGCTAAACTTGGTGTATTAAATACTCCGAATGTTTCATTAGCGACTCATAGTACACAAATTGCTTCTGGTGCGACTGTTCTTACAATGGCATCAAATCCTATCACTGCTGGTATTAAGGTTGGTATGTTTGTAACCGGTCAAAGTCAAATTGATCAATCGGCTGGAGGAGGTTCATTTGTAACAGCAGTGAGTGCAACTCAAGTTACAATCTCAAGACCAACTCTAGCAGCAATGACTGGTGTTACATTACAATTTAAAGTAGAAGATCTTGTAACAAAAATTAAAGGCCTAGATGATTCATTAGGTGCTTTAAGTGGATTAACTGCAAGTCCTTTCCATGGTGATATAACATATAGCGCAGTTACATTTAAAGATGCAATTAACAGCGTTACTGCAGCAATTGGTAATACTGATATCGGATCAGTTATTAATAGTGGTAACGAGACTCTTACAAATGCAATTTCACAGTTATATACTGATATAGGTGATGTAGGTGGTGCAGGTGCAAATATTGTTGC